ATGGGCCTGATGTTCGCTCGGGACAAAGAGGCCAAGGCCAATGTCGTCAGGAACAGCCTCGGCGTCGACGTTCAGTACGACAACAAGGGCAACCCCTACTTTCACTGGAAGGGCCAGGGCTACTACGTCAACCCACCGGGCCTCGACCAGGGCGATGTGAACCAAGTTCTCGGGCAGGTTGCGGGCTATGGCGCCGCTGGCCGCGCCGCCTCTGCTGGCCGCCGTTCGACGGGTGGCAAGATGATTCGCACGGGTGCCGGCGAGGCTGGCTACAGCGTTGGCGAGGATTTGGTCGGTGATATCTTTGGCGCCGAGCAGGGCGTCAGCAAGATGAAGGCGGCGCTCGCAGGGTTCAGTGCTGCGCTGTTCGAGGGTATTGCCCCGATCGCGATTCGCAAATGGCGTGGCGTCTTTGGTGACACCCGGTTCATCGACAAGACCACCGGCAGGCTCAACGCCGCAGGCAAGGCAGCGGCACGACGCGCCGGGCTGGACGTTACCCAAATGTCGGCCCGTATGCAGGATGCTTTCGCGAAAAATGCTCGGGACACGGCTGGCGGGTTGCGCAGCGCCGAGGACTTGCAGGCCGCTGCTGGCTATGCCCAGGGCGACGAGTTCGGCATCCCCTACACCCGCGGTCAGGCGACGGGTGACTTTGACCAACTCGCGATGGAAGAAAGCATGCGCCACAGTTCCTTCGGGGACGAGGCTGGCGGCATCATCCGAGACTTCGACGTTGCACAGGGCAAGGCCATCGATAAGGCGGCCGGTGGCGTGCAGGACACGATTGCCGGTGGGAAGGCTTCGGCCGCTCGCCCTCGTGACGCTGGCGAGGCGCTTAGAGAGACAACCGTCGCCAAGGAGAGGGCCGACAATGCGGCCGTCGACGATGCGTATCTTGACGCCCGCACCGCTGCCCCTAGCGAGCAGTTGCCCCGCATGCACCAATCGTCAGTTCTGGGGACCACAGACAACGTGCGCGCCTCGACACCTGCGTTGCGCAATATGGTCAATGGCCGCTTAAACGCATCAGGGCGACAAATCGACAAAGACCTCACGCCTTACGCAGTGCAGTCAAACAAGATCATCACTCGCTTCATCCAGACTGCGAAGAAGTCGCTCGCCCGACGTTTGTCGCCGTTCTCGATCCGGCACATGGAGACAACTCGACGCAAGCTTAATCTGCGGATTGAGAACGCTCAGACTCCCACCGACAGAGGCGCAGCAACGGCGATTCGAGATTCCTACGACGACTGGTGGGACCAAGCGATCGATGCAGAACTGATGACCGGCGACCCGACCAAGTGGGCGGTCCTCAAACATGCGCGCAAGACGTCTGCCTCCTACCATAAGCGGTACAGCAAACAGGGACGTCGCGATCCTGCCGGCAACGTGGTCGAGCGGATACTGATCGACAACCCAACCGGCGAACAGGTCGTCAACTGGGTGTTTGGCAATTCTGTCCTGCGGGCAGACGGCAACTCTGTCGCGGTCGTGCGGCGCCTTCGAGAGATTGGCGGCGAGGACTCAATGCAGCAGCTTCGCGAATTGGCGTGGATCAAGCTGATCCAGAACAAATCAGGCAAGGCGCTCCCGCCCTCCACGGTCAAGCGCAACATCGACGAAGCGTTCGGGTCTGCTAGTTCGCTGATGGATGAACTGTTCCCTGAGGCCGAGATACAGGCGCTGATGAAAGAATACGGCGAGGCGGTTGGTCGGACTGTTACGCCGGCAGGGGCGACGAACCCCTCGAAGTCAGGTCACGCCATCGGGCGGATGATTCAGACGGGCCTGCGGTCGATGGCTGGTGGCGCCAGGATGCGGGGCGATGTGCCGACGTCGATGGGGCTGCGAGGCGTGGCGGCTGTGACTAGGCCGGGAAGGATTACTGCTGGGAGGGCCGGCGAGGCTGTTTCTCGTCCGTCCCTGCGTCCAAGGCCACACCCGCTCGTTCCTGGTGCGGCTGGGGCTGTTGGCGGTGGGCTGTTTGATGACGACGGGCCATTTCCTCACTGAAGTGCCACAACCAAACGACGGCGGTGCATAGGGCGAGGCCCAACACATCGCCCCGAAGGACGAAGAACAAGACCACTGAGGCTGCAGATAAGGTGCCGAGAACGGCAGAAATGTGAGAGTGCATGGCTGAACTTCAAGACTACTCCCCGACGGCTGGCTCGAACAACAGCGCATCGCCGGCAGGCTGGCCGGAGAACATGGCGCCATCTGGCCTCAACAATGCCGACCGCGAGCTGGCCGCCAGGATTGCGCGCGAGCGTGACGACACCCAGGGCGTGACGGCTTCGGCTGGCACAGCCAACGCGCTCACCCTTGCTGCGATTCGCGGCACGACTGCTGCTTACGTTGGGGAGATGTTCACGTTCCGCGCTGGTACCACCAACACAGGTGCGACGACCATGAACGTCACGCCAGCCGGTGGTTCGGCCCGCGGCACGGTTGCGATCCAATACAACGGCGCGGCGCTTGTTGGCGGTGAGATCGTCACGGGCGGCGTTTACATCATCGTCTGGGACGGCACGCAGTATCAGTTGGCCAACGCCACGGGCGTCCTGTCGGGCAATGAACATCGAAATCTTATCAACGGATTGATTCTGTCGAACGACGCAGGCGATACGGCGCACGACGTCGCGATTGCTGTTGGCTTCGCGCGGGATGACACTAATGCGGTCGGGATGGATAACACCGCCATCCTCACCAAGCAGATCGACGCGGCCTGGGCTGTCGGCGATGACGCAGGCGGGATGGATACTGGGTCAGTCGGAGCGAACGCCGACAACGCCGTCTGGCTTATCAAGCGGTCGGACACGGGCGTCGTTGACGCGCTGTTCTCGTTGTCGTTCACCGCCCCGACGATGCCCGCGAACTATACCCACAAGCGCCTTATCGGGATGGTCCACACTGACGGCAGCAACAACGTCACCGCCTTCACCCAGGTCGGTGATTATTTTCGCTATACCGGCGATGTGATTGCTGATGTGAACGACAGCACCATAACGTCTAACACGCCAGAGGTCGGCACGATTTCGGTCCCGCCGTGGTGCCTCGGTCATGTTTATGTTGATTTCACCAACCCCACTCAGACTGTCACCCGGACATCGTTCTCTCTACGGGCGAACGGGGCCGCTGACTTGCCTACGGCGGGCAGTCGTGAGGGAATCTACATTCAGAACGACACTTCAGGCAGTGCGATGGATCAAATGACCATGGCGGCGACGGTTTTAGTGGATGGGTCGTCACAGGTGCAATACGCCGCAGAGGAGGCCGATGGGGTCACAACGTGCCGGATCAACACTTTCGGGTTCACTATGTTGACTAGGAGTAACCCGCTATGAGCAAGGGATTATGGATGACGGCTGGTGTAGCGAGAAAGTACGCAGGCCCAAATGACGAGCCCTCAAATGGGGGGCCGTGGTCGTTCGTTGAGGAAGACGATGCTGGCTATGCCACCATCCGGGCAGCGTTCGACTTATTGCAGGAGGTGCCCGCGCCGACCGCTGAGCAACAACTGCGAGCCACCGACAAGGATATGGCGCGCGTAGTCGAGGATTGGATTGCAGCCGTCGCCGCGACTAACCCGGCTGCGCTGCAATGGATCAAAGGCAATCGGCAAGGTGGTTTGGCGAAAGTGAATGCACGGCGTGTGTTGCGTGGCGAGACGCCTCTCTAGGGGCACATCTTGATGGAGGCTGCGATGAAGATAGTACTCGCCGCATTATTCATTATCTCGATGCTGATGCCGTCTGGCGTCAACGCCCAGCAGGTTACTGTATGCGCATCGCGCGCCGTCATGGTCGCGTCGCTCAAAAACCGTTACAACGAAGAGCCAGACGCCCAGGGCCTGGCCGACAAGGGCGGCTCCATGATCGAGATATTCGCATCGCCGAGCGGGTCGTGGACGATGGTGAGCACAACGCCGGATAAAATTTCGTGCATGATCGCCAGCGGCAAAGACTACACCCGGCTGCCTCGGGCGGCACCCGCTGACGACCCGACGTGACTTTCTGGCCTACGAACTGGGGCGACGAAAAACGACGAGTTGAGCGCACACATTTATCGACGGAGTCAACCATGCGGAGAGATGATATGGGCCGGGCAATAGACCGAACTGAGGCGTGGCTGCAACTACGCCCGCTTCTGAGAATCGCAGCGGTTGTTGTGCCCGGCATCTTTGCGGCTGGCATCATGTGGGCCACGCTTAAGTTCGACCTCACCGACACACGCGCAATGGCCGCCGAGAATAGAACGGTGATCGCCCAGCAAGCCGCCGACAGTAAGTCAATCGTGGGGTCGGTCAGCCGAATCTCGACAAGCCAACTCTTGCTGAAACAGGCGGCGGATTCGAAATCAGAAAACGATGCCGCTTACCAAGCGCGCACGGAGAAAACACTGGACCGCATCTTGGCGCGGCTTGACCGCGAGCGACCATAGGAGTTCAAGTGAACCAGTCCGAGCGCGACATCTTCACACTCGCCCGCACCATTTGGGGCGAGGCCCGCGGCGAATTACACGGCGGTCGGGTTGCTGTCGCTAACGTGATTATCAACCGATTCAAAAAGCGTGGCTGGTGGGCACAGGCAAAGAATGACAGGATCGAGGATAACACCATCGAGGCAGTATGCCGGGCGCCTTGGCAGTTCTCCTGTTGGAACAAGGACGACCCCAATCTGCCCTACATGCTGGCGCTGACCGAGGACGACAAGACGTTTATGGAGTGTTTGAATATCGCGCGGGATGCCGAGACTATGGCGCTGCCCGACATTACATTCCGCTCTAAGCACTATCACAATTTGACGGTTTCGCCCAAGTGGGCGGAAGACAAGACACCCATCATCCAGGTGGGCAATCATCTGTTTTTCAACAACGTGGAGTGATTCACAATGGACGGATCTAAACCAATCTTCGCATCAAAGACGTTCTGGGGCGCGCTACTGGCCGGTGCCAGCGCCCTGCTCGGCATCTTCGGCGTTGATGTAGCCGAGGGCGAGAAGGCCGCACTGATCGAAGGCGTCACAGCGGTAGGCGCAGTCGTCGGGACGCTGCTCGCCATCTACGGGCGATTCAAAGCCAATAGCAAAATTGGTTAGTTTTCTCGCACGCATTGCGCTCGGAGCCATCGCTTGGGTAGCCGAGCGCTTTTCCATTTTCAGGGCTGGTGCATCGCGCGCCGTTCGCAAAGGGCTGGAACGTGACAAGGAAAACACATCGGAGTCGAACCGGCGGCGTGAAGATATTGCTAGGGCTGACGATCGTGACATTGACCAGTTGTTCCGCGATTCCCAAGAGTAGCCAGGGCTGCCCTGGCTGGGCGGATCACAAGGTGATTCCTGACGCTGGCTGGGAGGAGCGGTGGACGCGCGGTGAGAAGGATACTGCGACGCTTATCAATGAAAACGTCAACGCCTTTTGTCGTTCGGAATAGTACGCTTTTGGACTATGTGGCCTATAGGGCCAACGAAGCCTGACCTGTTGAAATCCTAGACCCCATCTTAGTCGGGGTATGAAATTCGCGTTTCTCTTCAAGGATTTGCTTCACAGTCAAGAATTGCACACGGTCATAGGTAACTTCGTTATATGTGTACTGGCCCGCCTTTGCAGCAGCCTCTTTCATGGCCTTGCTCGGCTCCTGAATGGACAGGAATCCGGCCATCTCTGTGTCATTCTCGCCCGACAGGACGCCCACCAAGTCTCTAACATCGGTGGGGCGGACCTTTCCGCCCTTCACCGATAGGACCATCTGCCGGAGGCCATGCTGAGTCTCAAAATACATGCGCCCATCAATACCCTTGTCGCCTGTCTTTTTGGTCGGGAACCCACCGATGCGCTCTACCAGCCAATGCTCAAACTGGAACGGGTTGTGTTTGAACAACTCTACGGCTTGTTCGACGCTAACCGGGATGCCGTTGACATCGAAGTGTTGGTCTTCGACTAGGCGGTATCGTTCCGCGAGGATTTCCCGTACCAGTTTGATCGACAATATCGCTATGTCGCACCCGATCCATTTACGATGGGTCTCGTGCGCCGCATAAATCGTTGTCCCGCAGCCGCAGAATGGGTCAAAAACAACATCGCCCGGATTCGATGATGCTTCGATGATCCGCTTTAGAAGAGCGACTGGCTTTTGCGTCGGGTAGCCTAACCGTTCGCCAGCGTGTGAGCCTACTGGCCGAATGTCCGAGATTATGTCTTGAACCGGGTTCCCACCAGCGATGCTTGCGTACCTTTTGAACCGCGGCACTGAGCCTCTGGGCGGCCAGTAGATCAGCGTCGCCTCATCAAGAACATCAAGCCGTTCTTGGCAGGTCATGTTCGGGTAGTTATCGGGATGCTCAAACCAATCTGGTAGCGCCCGATCCGGGGGGAGTTCCCAGTGCCTGCCGCCTGTCGTGGGGTCCACGTCGCGCCAAGGTTGACCGGAACTTCCCGTTCGTGTGCGGGGGCCAGTCAGAGAGATAGGCTGATATTTCCCGTGCTCATCCTCGTTTCTGTACGCTTTCTCTAGATATTCCTCTTCGTAGGATTCAAGGACGCGGTTCCATGTATAGGAGTCACTGACCGTGTAGAACAGCAAGGTGTCGTGGATCGGCCCCCATCGCTTCGCACGACCGTGCGCGCCAGTTCGTCGCCAGACAATCTCGTTGCGGAAGTTCTTGTGACCAAAAATCCCGTCCATCATCACCTTGATGTAATGACTGGCAGTCGGATCACAGTGCAGGTAGATCGAGCCGGTAGGCCGCAGAATGCTTTTCATGTGGAGCATCCTCTGAACCATGTAGATCAGATAGGCGAGCAGATGCGGCTGGGTGTGGCGAAGCGCATTGATCCATAGCCGCCAGAACTCAACGTAATAGTCTGGAACATCGTACTCACGCATCAAAACCGGCATCTTCTTTGCCAGTTCTTCTTTCTCAGCGTCCATCTCCCAGGTATCGCAAAAGGCATCCGCCTGATCCGGTACGGGCTTTCCAGTCAAGTTCTTGTAGATCAGGTTGTAGCTTTGCTTGGAATTGAATGGCGGGTCCAAATAGATCAGATCAACGGAATGCTTCGCCATCTGCTGCATCCGAGTGAGGTTGTCGCCGTAGTAGAGGTGATTGTCGGTCACGCGCCAACCATCGTTGCCAGCGTCCAGAGCGTTAGAAGGGCCAGCAGGGCCAGATGTCTCATTCCGTCCCCTCTGGTGCCTGGTACGCGACTTCAAGCCCTAGGATAATTACCCCCCTTACGCGCACACCGTTGCTGGCGTGGCCGTACGGCGCAAATGTGGGTCCGGCAAATCCATGCCAGCTAAAGAACAAACGCCAAAACCTAAGCCTCATTCTGTGTCTCCCTCTGGTTCCCGGCCTGTGCCTTGGCAGTTGGGGCATTGAATGGCGGTCATAGCCGGTACGTCGCAGCGATATGGCGGGACAGCGGCAGCGGTATCTTGGCGATCATGGCAGATGCCGCCTTGCGGGCGCTCGAACCAGATGAGTTTCGGCGCAGTTCGCTTTCCTTCGCCCAACCAAAACTGTCTTTAACGCTGGCGCTCTGAAAACTCTTGCCGCTCCCGTCGAAGCGAAAGCCTGGCACTTTCTTGCCGTTGTCTGTCGGTGGCATCAACGCCG